AGACGCAAAAGACGGGCAGATTGTCAGCGTCGGAATTGTCGGAAAACGTACGGGTGGAGAGTGGCAAACGTCAATGAGTCGCAGCGAGAACGCACTCGAAGATGCCGCGATGCTGATCGAACTGGGCATGCGCCGTTTGGGTTTTGCGCAGCGATAAAGGAGCAATACAAATGACTGTACTAACACGCAAAGAAATGATTGAGAGCATGATGAAAAGCATAAACGACATACTTGAAACAATCCCCCCAGAACGACGCGCAAAGGTTTTCGCGGCAATGTGCAATTCAATGGCCGGAATGCCTATCGTTTATGACCCTGATGAGGAAAAGAACACATGACTGAGTACGAAACCGAAAAGATGCGCATGCTAGAGAGCGACGTCGAGCGCTACAAAACCTCCGCTGGCATGTGGCGCAACCATGCATACAAGATGAGCGGCACACCGCTGCCCTGGGACGCCGATGAGCTACTTCAAAAGGCCATCGAGGCCGAGCGCGAAGCGTGTGCGAGGGTGTGTGAAGCATATATTGCTGCAGGAATCGGCAAAGAAATGGCCGCCGCCATCCGAGCGCGGGGGTACAGGGAAAAGCAAGACTCAACCAATGTTTAACCACATCATGCGCATACCCGTGCGGTTGTTTCGTAAGCCCACAGCGGCGGCATTGGCAGCCCAAGATCTTGAGGCAACAAAGAAGGAGTTGCTGAGGCACCAAGCCGCATCGGACTATCACGCCAGGATGAGCGAGTACTGCATCGCATATATACGCCGCCTGGGCGTCTTCATCAAAGAGGAGCAGCAAAAATGACCGGTTTTTTGTGGAGGCTTCGCCGATCTTTGCGGCGCTTGCTGCACGAAATATCCCACCGCCTGGGCAACAACTCCGGCACCATCACATCGTGGTGGGAGGGTGACAGCAAAAACGAGCGGCTGATGCTAGGGTTCAAGTGCGACACATGCGGGAAGTTGAGCGGTGTGCATGAGTCCGTAATCTCCCAACGACTAAGAGAACGTAAGGAACGCTACCGTGACCTTTAATACCGACGCCCTGACGCTGACGCCCACCACCCATCTGCGGTTCGTTTTACGTGAAGTCACCGCCCTCGACACAAGCAAAAACAGATACGCCCCCACCACCATGCGCGTGCTGCAGCAATGGTTCGAGCCGCATCAACGCTACGCCGGGGTCTTCCCCGGAGAGTGGCGCGATGTCCCCCTGGTAACAAGTGACGACGAATCTTAAAAGGTGCGCAGCATGACGACCCCCGTAGAAGACGTTGATGCTGTACTGATCGAAGCAAATTTGCCCACATACACCGAGGTCATGGGCGCACTCAAAAAGCTGGCACTAGAGGTAAATCTGGCCCCGCACGTAGACACGCATGTCGTGTACAAAACCTGGGTAATTTTAGACAGGTTCTCGGCACTTGCACAAAAACGTACCCCGTAATTAACACATCCTTTAATTGGAAAACATCATGCGAAAGAAAATCATCATTGCCGCTATCGCCGCACTCACATCCGTCGCTGCCTGGGCAGCTTGCACGACGCACACCACTTGGTACAACGGGCGCGCTGTGACATGCACAACGTGCTGCTATTACGGCAACTGCAACACCACCTGCAACTGATATGAAAGCCTACAACTACGCACAAAGCCAGACCTGCGTAATCTGTAACAAACGCATCAGTCCGGCAACAGACCACGCGGCCTGCTCAAAAAAGAAGCAGCAACTTCACCGCGAAGCGAAGACTGACTTGAAGAAAGTCCTCGCCGAGTACCCACGCTTCTTCATTAGAGCAAAGCCTTGAACGACTTGATCTGTACGTACTGCGGAATGACGGGCCACCGTGCCAATAACTGTTCCCGGAGAGCATCTAGAAATGCCATCGAACTCAAAACCACGCAAGCAGTACCGACCCAAGCCGAGAATGCTCAACGCGATGGGGCACGTCCTCGAAGGGATGGAGTCCGTCAGATCGCACGACTCGTATTTGCGCACCCTGAAGATCAGAAACAGCGAGGCCGTGCTCGCGCTACTACGAGGCGAGGCGACGAAGGTAGACATGAACGTGCTCGTGGCGCTGAGCAACATGGTGGAGGTTTTTTGTGCAATGGGTTTTGGTAAGGAGTACACCGACATCTCAGTAGAAGGCAGGACAGCGATACTGAAGATCATCTTCCGCGCTGTGGACAAGCACAAGTTCATACCGATGGGGCCCGAGATCAAAGCGATCCAGGACTTGCTGGAGCTGCACGATCAGCAGATGGGCGTCATCACGATCAAAGAGCTAGACAACGCGATCGCACTGGCCAAGAAAAAACTCAGGCAGCCCGACGCGATCCGCTTGCCGGAGGTGGATGCCAAAGTGGGGTTAAGGAGTACAGGATGATTTCTAAAGCGATAAAGGTTAACCACTTGGTTTTAGCGCAGACCTTTAGGATGCTTCAAGCGGGGCCTGTGACCGCGCAGGCACTGGCAAAAGAGACCGGGGTTCACGTTGTCACAGCGCAGGACTGGCTCAGGGCGTTGAAGGCGGAGAAGACAGTACACATAGGCAGTTGGTTGCCAGACAGTCTCGGGCGTGACGCAGTGCCCGTATACGAGCTAGGCGACGACAGGGATGAGCCGCGAAGGCGGCTTACGAGGGCTGAGATATCTCAGCGATATAGGGCACGGCAGAAGCTAAAGGAGAACGGAAATGACTAAAGAAAAAGACCCCATTTTTGACTTTAATGTTTTCGACGACAAGGACTTTACGGTGCAGCTAGACACGGCAGCCCCCGCTGATCAGCAGCAGATCGGCGGCACGCACTATAAGGACATGGGCATCCAGCCGTGGGCTGTGATGCAGGCTGTGCTGACACACGACGAGTGGATCGGCTACCTCAAGGGCAACGTCATCAAGTACGGCATGCGCCAGGGTAAGAAAGACTCGGACGATGCCAACAAGGCCAAGCATTACGCCAAAAAGCTGGCCGAAGAGTTGCGTAAAGGTTTCAAGTTCTAGGTCGGGTGTAGATGACAGAACGCGGCAAGCCTTGTAGATGTGACCCGCAGATCTGATCGGCACGTACCCGACGAACTCTGTTCGCGTGCCGACTCCACGTACCGCGAAACGAGGGGGCGCGGAATCTACATCCCCCCTCACCCCGTTCCGCCAGGAACCCCTACCACCTGCGCCACCGGCGCCTTTTTAAGGAAATTAACATGAACAAAATCACCATTAACGGTATTGATTACATCCCCGAATCAGAAGCGGCTGCACGCCCGACCGGCACCCGCGCTGTGGTCGTCGTTGATCGAGGCTGGATATTCGCAGGCGATGTGACGCGTGAGAACGGACGTATTCGGCTCACTCGGGCTCTATGGGTGTTTTCGTGGGAGTCTATCGGGTTTGACGGAGTGATTGCCGACCCTAAAAACAAGCTGGCCAAAATCAAACCCATGCCAAACGGTGTGGACATTCCAGAAGGCGCTGAGGTGTTCTGCGTTCCAGTGTCAGACGATTGGGGGCTGTAATGTTTCGACCAGTAGGCTGCGGCTACGGCGACGGCTGCGGCTACGGCGACGGCGACGGCGACGGCAACGGCAACGGCCACGGCTACGGCAACGGCAACGGCGACGGCAACGGCGACGGCTACGGCTACGGCAACGGCGACGACAACGGCGACGGCAACGGCTACGGTTACGGCAACGGCTACGGCAACGGCAACGGCTACGGCTACGGCTACGGCTACGGCTACGGCTACGGCACAGTCAACAACTTAAGAACAAGGAAATAAACTGGGGGATGTAATGTTTCGACCAGTAGGCTACGGCAACGGCTACGGATACGGCGACGGCGACGGCGACGGCGACGGCTACGGTTACGGCGACGGCAACGGCGACGGCTACGGTTACGGCTACGGCTACGGCAACGGCGACGGCAACGGCGACGGCAACGGCTACGGCAACGGCAACGGCTACGGCTACAGCTACGGCTACGGCAACGGCACAGTCAACAACTTAAGAACAAGGAAATAAATTGGGGGATGTGATGTTTCGACCAGTAGGCTACGGCAACGGCAACGGCTATGGCTACGGCTACGGCGACGGCAGCGGCGACGGCAACGGCAACGGCAACGGCGACGGCTACGGCTACGGCAACGGCGACGACAACGGCGACGGCAACGGCTACGGTTACGGCAACGGCTACGGCGACGGCTACGGCTACGGCTACGGCTACGGCTACGGTTACGGCTACGGTTACGGCAACGGCTACGGCAACGGCACAGTCAATAACAGAAAGTAAATAATGGCAATCAATCTTAAAACCACCGGCCAACTGGACGTTTCCGGGGTCAAGCTCTTGGTTCCCCCCTCACCCCATAACTTGTAACTTACAACTTGCTCGGAGCAACATCTATGACAGCACTTACTCCTGAGGGTCGCGTGAAAGCGCACATCAAGAAGATCCTCAAAGACGCAGGCGCGTATTACTACATGCCTGTCAGCGGCGGTATGGGCAAGCACGGCGTCCCTGACTTCCTCGTGTGTTACCGAGGGAAGTTTATCGGCATCGAGGCCAAGGCAGGCAGAGGCACAACCACCGCGCTGCAGGACAGAGAGCTTGCCGAGATTGTGCAAGCCGGCGGCGTGTCGCTGATCATCAACGAGAACGATCTGGACTACCTGAAGGGGGTCTTCAATGAGGGAGCATAAGTCCGCTGAGAGCGACGAGAAGATGCTCAACCAACTCGCCGCATTGCCCGAGAAAGATCAAGAGCACTTCAAGATGCTCGTGCGGTTGATATCGCGGTGCTACGGCAAAGACGCAGCCGCATCAGGCGTGCTGATCGTGAGAGACAGCGAGCGCATCGCTCTGCTCTCCGTGAACGCCAACGACATCGACATGGCCGAGATCATTATGTGCGCTGCCGAGGCGACAGGCTCCGTGCTGATGGAAGACGCGCCACCCAAAGAGATGTTCAACTGAAGCCCACCATGAGCGCACCCTTCGACAGAATTCTGGCCATCGACTTCGAGACGGTGTACGACAGCCGCGAGTACACGCTACGCAAGCTCACCACGGAGGAATACATCCGAGACGTACGGTTCAAAGCCTTCGGCCTGTGCGTACACGAGCTGGGCAGTAGCGAGCCTGTCATCTGGATCAAAGGCCGAGATATCGCAGACTGGGCAGCCACCATCGACTGGAACCGCACAGCAGTGCTGGCCCATAACGCTCAGTTCGACGTAGCGATCCTGGGATGGCACTACAACGCTCACCCCGCATTCATCTTCGACACGCTCTCGATGGCCAGGGCGCTGCGTGGTGTCGAGGTTGGTAACAGTCTGGCCAAGCTTGCGGAAGAGTTCGGACTGCCGGCCAAGGGCACGGCGATCAACAGCACGGATGGTCTGATCGAGTTGCCACCCCGGATTGAGAAGGAGCTTGCCGAGTACTGTGCGCATGACGTGTACCTGTGCGAGCAGATCTTCGAGCGCCTGGGCAAGGGCTACCCCAAGAGCGAGCTTCGTCTCATCGACATGACGCTCAAGATGTACACCCGCCCGCTGTTGGAGCTGGACTCGGACATGCTCACCGACGCGCTGTATGCAGAGCGCGAACAACGCGAGGCACTGCTCAAGCGTCTGAACATTACGGACGGCGTGCTGGCAAGTAACCCGCAGTTTGCAGAGCTGCTGCGCACGCTCGGGGTGGAGCCCCCGATGAAGAACAAGCGCCCGACCGTCAAGACGCCGAACCCCGAGGGCAAGACGTTCGCCTTCGCCAAGAACGACGCGATGTTTCAGGCGCTGCTCAACGGATCGAACGAGGACGTAGCGCTGCTGTGCGAAGCCCGGCTCAAGGTGAAGTCAACAACGGAGCGCACACGGGCGCAGCGGTTCCTGGAGATATCTCAGCGTGGGCGGCTGCCTGTGCCGCTGTCTTATTACGGCGCGCTGTCGGGGCGCTGGACGGCATCAAAGGGGTCTGCGATCAACATGCAGAACCTCAAGCGTGGGAGCTTCCTGCGCAAGGCGATCATGGCCCCCGAGGGGTATGTGCTGGCAGTCGGTGACTTGTCTCAGATCGAGCCGCGTGTGCTTGCATGGCTGTCCGACTATGACGAGATGCTCGATATTTTCAGAGCAAAAGGAGACCCCTACGCAGAGTTCGGTGCTCAGATGTTCAATATACCGGGGATGACTAAGAAAAGCCATCCCGCTTTACGTCAGTCAGCAAAAAGCGCTTTACTAGGGGCAGGTTACGGTCTAGGGGGGGCTAGCTTCGCGGCTCAGTTGTTGGTCGGCTTCCTCGGTGCGCCACCTATCAGATACGACAAGGGCTTCGCCAAGCAGCTCGGCGTTACGTCGGACTACATCGACAGGTTCCTGGACTGGGACGAGAACATCATCCGCATGCAGGAGATCCCGCGCGTGTGCTCCATGCAGGAGCTTCTCATTCACTGCGTGGCTGCCAAGAAGATCATCGACATCTATCGGTCAACTGCGTACCCGGTTGTCGGACTATGGGAACTCTGCGGCAGTCTTATCCAGCGCTCACTGGCAGATGGCGAAGAGTATCGCCACAAGTGTCTTGTGTTTCGCAAAGAAGAGATTGTGCTTCCCAACGGGATGAGCTTGCTGTATCCTAATTTACGCCAGCAGAAAGACGAGCGTGGGAGGCCGCAGTGGGTATACGGCTCAGAAGCCACGAAGTTGTACGCTGGAAAGATCACGAACAATATCACGCAGGCCACCGCGCGTATTGTGATGACGGACGGCATGCTCAGGACAGCTAAACGCTACCCTGTGGCAGGCACCGTGCATGATGAACAGATTGTTGTTGTACCTGAACACGAGGCTCAGGACGCACTGTCATGGGTGCTCGATCAGATGACAACAGAACCGAAGTACATGCCAGGGATTCCTCTGGCCGCTGACGGTGGCGTTCACCGACGTTATGGTCTTGCAAAGGACTGATGGAGATCACTATGAGCGACGACAAAATTCAAAAGGCATACGAGATCCTAGCCATGCTTCATACAGAAACAATGGCCGAGCTTGTGGAAACACAGCGACGTATGGATGCGATGTCCCGTTGTTGGTGGCCGATGCTTAAGCACAGGGTCAAGACCGTACTGGGTTTCAACAGCGCAAAGAACTGATGGAGATCACTATGAGCGACGAGTTCAAGCAGTGGGTGTGCAGTATCGAGAGCGGTGTTCCGCACGGCGTGGCCTGGGACAGCACGCTGGTGAAGATGTTGTGGAACTGCTGGCTTGCATCGCGGGAGATGGCCAATGTCTGAGCGAATCATCCGCTGGTCGCACAGTGCGCTGAAGGACTACGAGGGGTGTGCCCGCCGGTACTATGAGGTCAAGGTGCTGGGCAAGTACCCGTTCCAGGAGACCGACGCTACACGCTACGGCGTGGAGGTGCACAAGGCGCTGGAGAACTACATCAAGGACGGCACGCCCATACCGCCTGAGTATGCGCAGTTCAAGTCGGTGGTGGACGCGATCGTCAAGAAGCCTGGGCGCAAGTTGGCCGAGCATGAGATGGCGCTGAACAAACAGTTACAGCCCTGCGATTGGAAGGCTCCAGATGTGTGGGTGCGCGGTATTGCCGACATTTTGATCGTTGATGATGACGGGCTCGTGGCCTGGGTGGGTGACTGGAAGACGGGAAATGACAAGTACCCCGACAGAGATCAGTTGGTGCTCATGTCGATCATGGTGTTTGCACACTTCCCGCACATCCGCAAAGTGAACAGCGCGCTGTTGTTCATCGTCAAAGAGACGATGGTGAAGATGCAGATGATGCGTGAGCAGGCCGATGCCGCGTGGTGGAAGTATCGCGAACGAACCGCCCGCCTTGAGAACAGCTTTGCAAACAATGTATGGAACCCCACGCAGACACCGCTATGTAGGAAGCACTGTCCAGTTACGGGGTGCGAGTTCAACGGAAGACATTAGGAGCGACGAATGACCCAGAAGAACGGCAAGAGGGACTACAAGCATGCGTACTCCTTGCAGAAAGCAAGTGGCGAGACCAAGGATCAGCTCGAGCGCCAGAAGGCGCGCCAAGCCTACGACAAGGCCGGCATAGACCGCTCGGGTAAGCACATCGACCACATCAAGCCGCTGCGTGCTGGGGGCAAGACAACCAAGGGCAACCTGCGCCTGCGCAGTCCGAAAGCTAACGTGAGCGATAACGGGAAATGAGATGGAGATTCTGGACAACAAGGCTGTGCTCATCAAGACGCGCAACCCTGCGAAGTACACCGTAATACCTAAGAGCCGCATCGTTGAGGATCACGGCAATGGCGGCTACACCGTCGCTGTTTTCTTCGGCCTCGACGAGATGCGGGTGCTCAAGAACCTGGGCGTCAAGAAGGTACTCTCGCCGATCACGCGCAAGTACAACTGGCCCGGGCGCTACCGCCCGATGGAGCACCAAGTAGACACCGCGTCGTTCCTGACGCTGCACCGCCGAGCCTTCTGTTTTAACGAGCCCGGCACAGGCAAGACGCTCTCAGCGCTGTGGGCGGCTGACTACCTGATGACGCGGGGTGAAGTGCGACGTGTGCTCATATTGTGCCCGTTGTCGATCATGCACAGCGCCTGGATGGGGGACATCATGAACTCGGTCATGCACCGCAGCGCAGTGGTAGCCCACCATGCGCAAGCATCGCGCAGAATCGAGCTAGTCCAGGGCGAGTACGAGTTCGTCATTTCGAACTACGAAGGGCTGAACCTGATCAGCAAGGAGGTGAATAACGATGGCCGATTCGATCTAGTAATCGTTGACGAGGCGAACGCCTACAAGACCCCTACGACACAGCGCTGGAAGTCCTTGCAGTCGATTATACATCCGCACACCTACCTGTGGATGATGACGGGAACACCTGCATCGCAGTCGCCTGTGGACGCTTACGGTCTGGCCAAGCTGGTGAACCCCAACGGTGTGCCGAAGTTCTACACGGCATGGCGGGACAAAGTGATGAACAAGATCACGCAGTTCAAGTGGGCACCCAAGCCAGAGTCCAAGAAGCTGGTGCACGAGGTCTTGCAGCCCGCCATCCGGTTCACCAAGGAGCAGTGCCTGGATCTCCCACCCGTCACGACAGTCACCCGCGAAGTCGCGCTCTCACCGCAGCAGACGAAGTACTACAAGCTGCTCAAGGAACAGATGCTGGTGCAGGCCGCAGGCGAGACGATCAGCGCAGTGAATGCTGGCGTGATGGTGAGTAAGCTCTTGCAGGTCTCGTGCGGCGCAGCCTATACCGACGACAAGGAAGTTGTGGAGTTCGATGCAGCAGCCAGACTGAACGTGCTCATGGAGGTCATCGAGGAGACAGACCGCAAGGTCATTGTCTTTGCAATGTTCCGCTCAAGCATCAACACCATCACGACGTACCTGGAGAAGCACGGCATCAACACCGCACAGATCCACGGCGACGTGAGCGCTACCAAGCGTGGGGCGATCATCAACGACTTCCAGCACACGCCCAATGTGCGAGTCTTGGTCATGCAGCCGCAGGCCACAGCGCACGGGATCACACTCACTGCTGCCGACACGGTAGTGTTTTATGGCCCCCTGATGAGCGTCGAGATGTACTTGCAATGTATCGCGCGGGCTGACCGCAAGGGGCAAAACTCCGACAAAGTGACTGTAGTTCACATCCAAAGCAGCCCTATTGAACAAAAGATGTTCAAAGCTATGGCGTCCAAGGTAAGTGACCACGCACTGCTCGTTGGTATGTTTGATAGTGAGATGAGAAATATTTGAAAAAGAGACAGTACAGGCCGGAGAATTAGGGTTATGATTGTCAAACGTTAGACAAATAAAGACTCAAGACAGGAGAGAAAAATGGAACACGGTAACGAACCCGCTAGCATTCCTATGGACAAGCTGGCCCGGGTGTATCGCAAGATGCAGGCCCGGATACAAGAACTGACAGCGGCCTACGAGACAGAGGTCGAGACGCTCAAGGCACAGCAAGAAGCTGTGAAGACGGCGCTCAAAGACCACATGCTGGCTCTAGGGCTCAAGTCGGTCAACACCCAGGAGGGGACAGTGATTCTCTCCACCAAGACGCGCTATTCGACCCAAGACTGGGACTCGTTTAAGGAGTTTGTGGTGGAGCACGACGCACTTGACCTGTTTGAGAAGCGTATCGCGCAGACCAACATGGCCACCTTCTTGAAAGAAAACCCCGGGGTTGTCCCACCCGGACTTAACAGTAACTCTGAGTACGCGATCAGCGTAAGAAAGCCCACAAAATGAACATGAACTTCACATTCACCCAGCAGCAAGCCCAGGTCTTGCTTAACGCTTTGGCACAGCGCCCTTACGCTGAAGTCAGCGGTCTGATCGAGACGCTTATCTCACAAGCCCGTACACAAGAAGAAGCCGCAGCAAACACTAAGGAGGAACAACAATGAGCAACGTAGCAATTTTCAACCCATCCCAAATACCCGCCTTCGCCCGTAAAGGCGAACTGTCGGACATGGCCAAGGCACTCGTTGGCGGTGCCGCCGGCGGCAAGCGTGTCTCTATCAAAGGCGGTGTGTTCCGCTTGATGTCTGGCGGCAAGGAAGTTGCCAACATCGAGGACAGGCACCTGGATATCGTCATGGTCAAGGCGGCCTCCAAGGTCAGCCGCGTGTTCTACGCCAAGAGTTACGACAGCGAAGCCGTCTCCGGCCCCGACTGCTGGTCTGCTGATGGTGACAAGCCCAGCCCTGACGCGGCCACCCCCCAGGCATCGCGCTGTGCAGATTGCCCCAAAAACGTCGCCGGGTCGGGTCAAGGCAATAGCCGCGCCTGCCGCTATCAACAGCGTCTGGCCGTTGTTCTTGAGAACGACATCAAGGGAGACGTGCTCCAGTTGGCTCTGCCTGCGACTTCGATATTCGGGAAAGCCGAGGGGGATAACCGCCCACTGCAGGAGTATGCTCGTTGGCTGGTGGCCCAGGGCATCAACCCTGAAGCCGTTGTGACCCGTATGAAGTTCGACACCAAGAGCGAGTCGCCCAAGCTGCACTTCAAGGCGATGCGTTGGTTGAGCGATGAGGAGTACGAGATCGTTGAGCAGCAAGCCGCTTCTGACGACGCACTCAAGGCCATCACGATGACCGTGGCTAAGATGGACGCAGCGCCCGAGGCTCCTGCGGCTCTGGCCGGCAAACCGCCTGCTAAGGTCAAGCCTGCCCCTGCACCCGCTCCTGCAGTTGAGGAAGAGGACGAGGAAGTTGCAGCAGTAGCAGCCCCGAAAGCTGTGCGTAAAGCCAAGCCTACACCTGCTCCAGCAGTTGAGGAGCCTCAAGAGATCGAGGAGCCAGCGGTACGTAAAGAAGCACCCAAGAAGCCCGCTGTTGAAGGCAAGAGCACACTTGCTGACATGGTGAGCGACTGGGACGACGAGTAAGGTTTTGGGGGGATCGAGGACTTATGGCCCTCGATTTAAATGCTTCAAACAAACGAACGCCCCCCGCCAATGAGTGTCGTCATGTACCACCCAAAGTTCATTGCACAAATAAAGGATCAGCCGCTTTCGCTGGGATCCCGCCTAGGAAAATGGGCTGTGGTCTTAGATGTACCTGTTGTCAGGATTGCGCGCGCAGTGGGATCAACGCGGCAGTCGGTGTACAACTGGATGAAGGGCGGTGAAGTATTCGTCGCTTACCGCCCTGCGGTTGAGCGGATCGTTGAGATATTACAGGCGTCCAAAACGTCTGAAGAAGCGTGGAGCAAGATATGCAAGGCATTCAACCTACATCACTGACTAACGAAGAGTTGCTGAAATACAGTTGGCTCACAGGGGCAGACAATCTGCCTGCGGCGTGGGTGTCGGAGCTGATGCTCCGACTGGAGAAGTTCGTGGACGCACTTGAGTCCGATCAAGCCGACTCCGAATAACCCCTAGAAAAGGTCTCTACATGAAACCGCTTGAGTTTCTAGCGGAGGTGCTTCCGTCGCCAGGACACGGGTATTACTGCGTGGCGGAACTCAGCTCGTCAAGAAAAGAGCACGCTTTTGTTAGCGAGCTGGCTGACATTCGGCCAAAAGTTCGGGGTTGGTTGGGCAAGTCGAGAGACATATACTTTGCTTTGGCCACGTTCAAGGAAAACCAAGGACGCAAGGCCGCCAACGCGCAGTTCATCAAGTCGATCTTCATCGACATGGATGGGTACGAGACAAAGCGCAGCGCCGCCGAAGCACTAGGTGAGTTCTTGGAGAAGACCGGCCTCGACGCATTCGGTATTCCGTTGATGGTCAGTTCTGGTGGCGGGCTGCACTGCTATTGGCCACTGACGGAGGCCGTGGACGTCACGACCTGGAAACCTATCGCTGAGAACTTCAAGCGGTTGTGCAAGCAAGAGGGGTTGGCGATCGACATGACCGTGACGGCTGACGCCGCGCGAGTCTTGCGCATACCGGGTACGTTCAACAACAAAGCCAAGTACGAGACACCGCGCCCCGTCAAGGTGATGTGCGGGGGCACGGCCAAGGTAGACATTCGGCATTTCGGAGCCACTGTGCGCTCTCTCCTATCGGACGAGTACGCCCCGACGAGTAACAGATTCGTGGCAACCAGTGTTGATCTAGCCGGGGTGCGCCCTAGCAAAGCAGCAGCGAAGCGGTCGGCAGCGGCTGAAGCGCTGATGAACAACAGCGCCACGCGGTTCGAGACCATCTGGATCAAGTCTGAGAAGGGCGTGGGCTGCGCTCAGTTGGAGTTCTACCAAAACAACGCACAGCAGGACGGCATGGAGCCGCTGTGGCGCGGGATGCTGTCTTGGGCGAAGGTGTGTACGGACGCTGATCAGTTCACCCACAAGCTCTCGATGCTCCACCCGTATACGCCTGAGCGTATGCACCAGAAGCTGGCCGACATCAAAGGCCCGTACTCTTGCGCCAAGATGGACAGCGAGAACCCCGGCATCTGCCCCCGGTGCCCGTTCTGGGGGAACATTACCAACGCGCTCGCCCTAGGGCGGGAGGTCATCACAGACAACCGCGTCAAGGAGTTGGTGATTCCGATTCAGAGCAACTCGGACAACGAGGCTGAGAAGCCTGTTGAGCACCTGCCAGACGAGTTCGGTGTCGATGATGGGCTGCCAGAGAACACCAGCACGCGCAGAATCCTGCGCCCGTCACCACCTCGGGGGTTCGACTACGGCCAGCACGGCGGCGTGTACCGCACCGTCAAGGAGAAGGACGCCACAGGTGTCGAGATCAAGACGCAGATCCAGATCCTGCCGCACGACCTGTTCGTGGTGGACATGCTGCGCATGGAGCAAGACCATCAGGTGCACATGCTGGCGATCCGCTCGGTAGGGCTCGCGAAAGAAGATCAGCCGACAACGATCGAGCATCGCCCCGTCATCATGCCCAGCAAGGCGGTGGTGTCTAGAGACGAGTTGCTCAAGTGCTTGGCGGCCAACAACATCTACGCCTCGTTCGGACAAGCGACAGACAAGCACTTGTACGACTACATCCGTGCGTGCGTGGAGACAGCCGCTCAAGAGAAGAAAGTGGTGGACGTGCCGATCCAGTTCGGGTGGCAGAAGGACAAGTCCTTCGTCTACAACAACCGCGTGTTCAAGGCCGACGGCTCTGAGGTGGCAGTACCCATGCCCGGGATGGAGAACATCAACCGGAACACCAACAGCAAAGGGTCGCTTGACTGTTGGCGCAAGCCTTGGGAGTTGCTGATCTTCAAGGGTATGCACACGATGATGGCGCTCTGCTTGGACTCGTTCGGGTCTACGTTGATGCACTTCTCGGACCACAAGGGCTTTGTGTGGCACATCGGCTCGACATCGAGCGGCACGGGCAAGTCACTTTCTCTGAGCCTGAAGGCCGGTGTCTGGGGACATCCTGTGCACTACCGCACAGGTAAGGGCACGTCCTTCGTTGCACTGCAACAGCGCGCGGGGCTGCTCAACAGTCTGCCGCTGCTTATCGACGAGATCACAAGCAAGACGCGCAACGACACCGAGTGGGCCCCTGAGCTGATTTTCGACATCTCCGAAGGCCAGGGCAAGGAGCGCATGGAGGCCGGCACCAACCGCGAACGTGTGAACAACAGTACCTGGGCGCTGACCTGCACGATGACGTCTAACACCCACATGGTGGACTTGCTGACTGGAGGGCGCAAGCACTCCTCACACGGCGAGATGATGCGCATGCTGGAGTGGACACCTGAGCGCGAGTTGACGTTCGACACGGCTGAGCGCGACATCATCCGTGAGATGAGCGGCAACTATGGCGTTGCGGGCGAAGCGTGGGTGCGGTGGCTTGTGCAGAACTACGAGACCGCTCAGGCGATGTGGAAGAAGGTACATGAGCGTCTGCGCAGTGCGCTGGGTTTTGCCGATGAGGAGCGCTACTGGCATGCGGGCTGCACGTCTACTGTGACGGCGGCGATCCTGCTCGGAGGTAAGTACGCCAACATCCTGGACGTGCCTGTTGCGGCTGTTATGGACGCGCTGAAAGACCTCGTGGCAAACGCCCGGATGTCGCACAAGAAGTCGCTGCGCACAGCGGAGGACATCCTCAACGCTTACACCCGTGAGTTCTACGGCAAGTTCGTTGTGCTGCGTTTCGACACGATGGGGCAGCTCATCGCTGACTTGGGCAAAGATGTGCAGGGCAAGACCAGCACGAAGAACACGGTGATGGGCCGTATTGAGCATGGGACGCACAGTCCCAACTTCGTCGAGTACTTCATTGAGGAGGCGCTGCTGCGTCGTCACTGCGCGTCTATGAGCTTCGGCTACGCCGACTTCAAGCGCCAGATTGAGGACATGCAGAGAGCGCCGCACAACTTCAAAGTGCAGTACATACGCAAAGACATGCTCGCTAAAACCGACGGCCCTTCAATGCGCGTGAAGGCCATGCAGATCAGCATTCCGAAAGAACTATTTGATGGAGACGGTACGGTTTCCGTGGGATAGGGTGTATCCAGGCAGTGGGTTTTTTGTCCCCTGCCTGGACGTCCAAAAGATGCGCATGCTAGGGTTGCGCGCAGCCATGCACCACGGCATGGAGGCCGAGGCCACCGCAGGTATCTACGGTGGCCGTTTCGGTTTGTGGTTCGTCAGGGTTCGCTAGACATCTGCCGGATCATCTGTGCGAGCCGCACCTGCATATCCTTTACCTGCTTCATCTGCGATTGCTTCTGCTCGGAAGACATCCTGGGATCCATCTCGATCTGCCGTCGGAGAGCCGCCAACTCACCCATCTTCTGCCGGAACGAGCCGCCGGTAGAGTTCAACGCTATCTCCCGGGCGTACTTGTCTGCGAAGGCTGCAGCATCTGCGCGGTTGCCTGCTTTGATCAGGTCTTGATACGTCCCCGCTGCTCTGCGGAACTCCTCGACGTCCTTGAAGGCCGCATCAATCACACCGCGTCCCGTAGCAGGCTGGAACATCGAGCCGAAGACCGGCATCTCGTTCAGAGCGCGAGCAGGCTTGTCGGTAGCATCAGGACTAACGAAAGGCCGTAGTGGGTAGTTGGCCATGCTGGCAAGCAATATCCCCAGGCCGCCTGTGTAGCCGCGAATCAAGTGGTCAACGCTAACGGGAGAGATAGCGCCCGTCTTGCCCAGAAGCTTGGCAATCTCCGTGGTGTTATTGCGGAACTGCTGCGCCGTTGTCAGTCCTGACTCTCGCTCGGAAATGATGGGTGCGTCGGTGTAGAAGTTGTAGTTGGCCGCTAGTTCAATGAGCGGTTTGACGCCTGTTGGAAGTCCGATTGGTTGCGACATTGCGAGCATCTTGCCGAAGGCGTCCATGGCATCGCGTGCCTTGGTGTCACCAGCCGCCGTGTTAAAGATCATCTCGGGGATGACTTTGAACATAAGCCCCGGCTCGAATGGGATCGGGATGCGCAGCGGCTCATCAACGCCTGGAATACGCAAGAACCAGTACTGCGCACGCTCCAGCGGTGTAGCGGTCTTGTACGCCTCATCATCCTGCATCAGCGCCGCATACGCGAACGTCATGCCGAACATCAGTGCGCCACGTTTCCAGAGTTTGGCACGCGCGTCCAGCTTTGCTTGGAACGCGGTGTCGCCAGTAATAGCCGCACGGTAGACCGCATCCAGACCCTGGAGCTGCGAGTTGAAGAACGGGATCATCGTGGAGAGCCAGTGCAGGCTGGCGGATGTCCCACGACGCGAGAAGTTCATGGACTCTGCAGCGCCGAGCACCGCTTCGAGGTGCGACATACCTTTCTTGCGGAAGTTGTTGTACAGCGCAGCGCGTGTGGCCGTGTCGGCCTTCAACCCCAGCGCGTCTAGCTTGGCCAAGACGCCGTTGATATTCCAGCCGTTCTTGCCGCTCGTAACGTCGCGCAGAGCGTTGACCATTTCTTCTTGGCTGCCCGGATAGATGTCGCTGCTAATCGCCCCGGCCTGCTTAAGGCTCAGACCTGCAGGTGTATCGCCTTTGAGCGATTTGGCGAACTCACGATAAGTATCAATCACCGCCGAGAAGTCACCGCCAGTGGTCATGTACGCATGGATCGGGTCGCGAATAAGCTGACGATAAGCGTAGGTCGGCAGGCGCGTGATGCCCTTGCGCAAAATGTTGGCCGGGAGCCCCATCAGCTTCACCGTTGTGGGGATAGCCGTCTTGATGCCTTGCAGCCCCATGATGACGACATCGGCGGGGATGTCTGGTGGGAACGCGGTCTCGTCTAAGCGAACATAGTACTTCTCGCCTTTGGAACTGAACCGTGCGGTGAACACATCCCGAGGCCCTTCGCCCTGGATGATCTTGGCCAGGCCCATGTCTTGCAGCATGTTTCCGACGTCACGCATTTGCATGTTTCGCACAGCCGAGCGGACGATGAGCGACGTGTTCTGCACCATGCCGGAGAAGACGGGCAGGATCTTGTCTTCACCGCCGACAAGCTCTTTAAGCTGGGGCTGGTCAATGATGCTGCCAATAGTAATAGGTTTGCTGCTGCCAACGTATAGTTGCACAAGCCCTTTGTTGATGCGGTAGTACGGCACGTAGTCGCCGGAGGTCAGCGCGTTGGCCTTCTCTTGCGTCATGCTGCCGGAGTCAACAAAAAACTGCAGCAAGTCTTTGTTGTACTGGCGATAGATGGCGCGCGCGTCTTCGAAGGCCTTTTTAGTGTCGGCGTCAGACTCGACAAGCGCTTTGACCGCCTTGGCTTTCTCGGCGTTAAGGATCGGGTTGCCTTGCTTGTCGTTGCCGTAGTTCAGCTTGTCGTAGCCGATGCCGTCACGCTCCGCGCGAAGGATAGCCAGCCAACTTGTGAACAGGTCTTCCACAAAGTGTGCGTTGCCGAGCTTGGATCCGCTCAACGCCTGGGCCATCTTCTTTGCGCTGGGGCCGTCTGTCTGCCCCTCGATGGCTTTCACGCCGTCGGCGTTGCGCTTGATTTTCAGCGGGCCGTTACTAAGCGATCGTTGGGTCAGGCGTCCGGTGTCGTCGTAAACACGCATCAGGAGTCGCATTTGCAGCGCTTGGACTTCCGACAGTTTCCCTTTTGATACGCCGAGCTTGATCAGTGCTTCGCTCGGTGCCCAGTTGTCGGCGGCTATTGTGCGCATGCGCAGCCCCATCGCGGAGGCTGTGATCTTGTCTCCTAGAGAAGCGGCTCTACCCACCAATGCGTTGACCGTGGCGACGGCACCTGGATCGACGTTTGCTGCTGCAACGGCCTTGGTGCCAGGGAACACACCGCGCATGATCGACGGCACCGTCACCGAGTCTTTGGCCATAGGGCTCGGCGGCTGGAAGATCTTGAGCGTAGCGGCGATGGCCTTCTCGGACATGCTGTTCGGCTCCATGCCGAACAGTCGCATGATGGCTTCATAGATACGCCGCACAAGCCCGGGTTTAACGCTGTCCAGCTTGTCGCGAAGATTCGAGTTGGTCATGAGTTCAGCGACGAACTCTTCGACGTTCTTCTTGCCGTACTCACGGCTGAACGCTGGATCAGCTTGAATGCGCTTGTACATAGCCTCAAGTTCCGACCGCGCAGCAAGCTGTTCAGCGGTGAGCGTCTTGGGATCTGCGCGCAGCACGCCGAGGGTAACGGCGTGAACCGCCTCGTGCAGCACGGTTTCCTCATGCATTGAGCGGTTGTCAATATAGATACGGTTCTTGACCGGATCGTAGAGACCCGCCACAGGCACGCCCTTGTCCGTTAGATTTTCGACGAGGGTAAGTTTGGGACGACGACCAATTGCGCTGAGAGTGGTGCGAAGGTTCTTTACAAGCGTTCTGCTGAATTCGGTTGGGCTGTCGGCAAGAGCCTCAAGAACACCAGTCAGATTGCCATCTTCAGCAGCCGCGACTGCTTCAGCACTCATCTCGTTGGTCGGGAACGCGTCGTAGATGTCGTTGTTCTCACGCAGGGCGACATCGTTGTCTGTATCCGTATCCGAGTCGAACTTGTCATCTGAGAACAGATCCGGCTGCTCTTCCATGAGCCTTCTAGTCTCGGTCTCAGCTTTGGCTACTTCTTCAGCCTTGGTTTCTGCGGCGCGCTTTTCAGATTTAAGACCTGCTTTAGGCGCTGCTTTATTTTGTGCTTTAGACGCGTCAAGAATTTTTAAAATTCTAACGGCTTCGCCGGGGTTGATGTCGAGCGCATTGTGTATCTGGAACATCCAAGGTTTGATGCCTGCGTCAATCGCTTCTTGCACGTACTGGGTTGCAACAGCTAACGAAACAAACTTATTATTACCAAGGGCGACGTCCGTCTCATCCTTTTGTGGTTGGGATTTCCTGCGCAACTCCAAAGCTGCCGGAGAAACCGCTCCGCCGTAGGGGCCTGCGTCGAATCTCGCAGGGATTTCCTGTGGGTTTAAATTGGTAGAATCTTCTGCAGCCGCAGCCTCAACCGCCGCAACTCGTCTAGCCCGCATATCTGCTGCGGCTTTTTCTCGCAATTCTTTTTTGGCTCTGGCGATACGCGCTTCATCCGCTTTTTTCTTTGCGGTCGCAACTTCAGCGTCCGCTTTTGCTTTAGATGCAGCGGCAGCCTCGGCGCGGACTTTAGTTGCTTGCGCCCGCTTCTCTTCAACAAGCCGCTGTGCTTCGGCTTTCCGCTCGTCAGCCGCCCGTTTAGCTTCTGCAGCTTTGCGTTGCCGTTCTTGTACTGGTGCTGCTTTAGGCGCGGCTTTAGGCTCTGCTTTAGGCTCTGCTTTAGGCTTTGCTTTTTCCGATTGCGCCTGCTTTGCCGCAGCACGTTTTTCTTCAACGGATTTTTTTGCAGCCGCTTGTTTCTCTACCGCATCTTGCTTGGCTTCTTCCCGTTTTTCTACAGGTGTCTGAGGCGTTTTTGGTGCGGGTGCAGGCGCCGCTGTAGGAGCCGCTTTCTCTTCTACAGGTGCCGTCTTGGCTGCTTTAGCAGCGCGCTCAACTGCAGTGTTTAATGGCCGGAGACCTCTTGTGGCGGCATTCGCTGCAGCCACACGTTGCTTCATAGCGTTGCGAGACTGTGTGATTGATTCGAGCAGGGCATTGGCTCGGGCCTCATCGGCGGCAGATGTGAATACCGACGGGCTCTCGTCTTCAAACCGAGCGATGTCTCGAAGAACTTGCCGAAGATCTTCCGTTTGCTTGGCTGCGGGCATCTTCGGCGTCACAGCGCCTGGGCCTTCGGCCTCGAACTGCGCAATATCGCGCTGCTGTTGCGCGATGTCTTGTTGCTTGCCGACACGGGCTTCTTTAACCAACGGGGCTGTCTCGGACGAGCGCATCAGTGCTTGGATGTCGGCCTTGGCCTTTGCCAGCGCAACATTGGCTGCCCGTTGACCTTCAACCGACTGCTCACGACCTGCGGCGATCTTTTCCGCCAGTGCCGTTTCGTATGCCTGCAGCGCGGCTGCGCCTTGTTCAAGATTGACCTGTGGAAACTCTGCAAGTTTTTCTTGAAGTTTTAAGACCTTGGCGTACTCAGCATCAGCCATTTCTCGATCGCCGACGGCTTGGGCTCTTTCAAACCGGCGCTGGGCTTGCGCTATTTTCTTTTCAATACTCGCCCTCTGCATGTCTTCCGTTTTTTCCGGAATAACGGCTGCCTGGGCTTTTAGATCTTCCACCTGCTTTCGCATCGCATCAACTTCTTGACGCATTTCATCCGCTTTTTTCCGTTCGGCATCGGCCGCTTTGCGCACCGCTGCATACGACTCAAACGGTGCCGTAGACGCCTTATCGTCGAGGTCGGCAACAACCGCTTCTTGCTTTTTAAAAAGCGCCTCTTTGCGATCCGCCATCATCGACAGCTTGCGGGCTTCTTCCTGCGTATCAAACGCCGTCGGTTCAGCCTCGGCCTCAACATCAAACTTGCGCGTGGGGAGCACGGGCTCCGTTAAACCGGGAATAAGCGTCTGCTGCATCGGCCCGGCGCCGCCTTCCAGTGCTTCTTGTTTCTGTCGTTCAGCACGCGCAGTTTTGTCAGCCGCAATCTCTTGAGCAGTGGGCTTAAACGCTAGTGTGCCTTGGCCTTCAACGGTAGGCGCTGCAAAGGTAGCGATCTGCTGACGAACCTCGACGAGCTTGCCCAACACCGCTTGTTTCTGTGGCGCTGTCTTGGCTTTTTCTGCGAGATTGGTGAGTTCCACCTCTTTCTTTTGCAGCGCCTCAAGCGTAGGCAATTTACCGCCAAGATTCTTGATCTGGGCATCGGCTTCTGCCAGCGCGGTCTTGACCTGCACAGCCTGATTGAACAGGGCGCGTTGCTCTTCAGGGACGGCACTCTTCATCGCCCGCCCAGAGATTTCGGTGTAGGCTTTAGCGAGCGTGTCCCGTTGCTGCATCAGCTCTACGCGCTGCTGTGTAGGCGTCAAGGTGGCCGGGGCAGGTGTAACTTCCGCAGGCTGTTGGAAGTACTGCTGATTCTCTTGTTCAGCCGCAAGTTGTTCAGCAGCGCCGGGTTGTTCAAAGCCCATTTCAAACCCAGGCAGCATGGGCTGCGCCATTGGGCCAGCACCGCCTTGCAGTGCTTCTTGTTTTTGATCCTCGGCCTGCATAGCCTGGATGTCTTTGAACCGTTCTTTGTACTCCTGCTTGACGGGTTTGTACCGTTCAAAGAATTCTTTGCGTGCAGCCTGAGCGTCTTGGTACGCTTGCACCGCGTCTTCATACGCGATCTCTTGAGCCGCCGTTGCGTCCTTGATTTTCTTGGGTTTCGTTACTTTCGGCAGGGCCTGCAGTTCCTGCTCAAGCGTCTGGTACTGCGTATTAAGCGCTCGCAAATAATCGGGCTGCTGCTTACGCTCAGCTTCAGCGGCGTCCAGTTTGGCCTGCTCGGCTTCGGCGACTGCGCGTTCTTCACCAAGGCGTTTTGCTTCTAGTATCTTGCCTTGCTTCTGAATGCTGCCGCGATCCATAGCGCGACCGAAGGGGCCGAGAACCGCTGCCAATGCGGCACCGCCCTGTAAGCTTTCGAGGTACTCTTTGCGGGCTTCTGGGTCACTGATGTCCAACCCGGCTTGCGCGCGTTCCAAGAGCTGCTGCGCCGCTTCGGTCAGACCTTCTGCGGTCATAGCCATGGTCGTGGCTTTTGTGTAGTCCCAAGCAATTTGTTTCAGCGTCTGGTTAGCGAGGGCTCTAGCGCCCGCTTCCGTGACTTCTCTGCCCGCCATACCCAGGAACTTCCCAAGCCCAGGAGCCAAAAGCATCGCGGCTGTATCGAGTGCTGCCTGTGGAACGGCAGTTAGCGCAGCTTTACCGAGGTCAGTTTCTTCCAGCGTCTTGCCGGTATCCATCTGACGTGCCAAGTTGGAGCCCGTGAACTGCCCGGTAGACACCGCACCAGCGCCCAAAGCCCCCAGCGCTGCCGCCGACAATGCCCCCGATACAGGCAGCGTCGCTGCCGCAGCACCCGCCACTATCGGTGCCGCCATGTACGGCAGCGAGCCGCCTAGCGTCTCTCTAAACTTCAGCCAAGGAGACGTAGACCAGCCATCTTGCGTTGGGGTGAACCGTTGTGCAGCGGCGGCTTCCTGCTCCTTGTAATACTTCTCCGCTTCGGGCAGGCCCATCAAACCCATCTTGCCTAAAGTCAGCGCCCCTTCGCCTTTAAGACGTTTGAACCCCGCGCTTGCAGCAGCAATCCCGCCGGAGGTGTCTTCTTTAGGTTTCGACGGGGCAAAACCGAAGGCTTCGGGGTACTGCCGCAGCGCAGCCGACATAGCCTCCTGCGGTGACTGCCCTTCTTGAATAGGATATCCAGAACCGTCAGGAAGAATTACGTAGGCCATAGCTGTGGTGTCTGTTAGGTGTAAAACCGTCGGTACACGCCCGACGGTTTTAGTTTAAATGCTCGTGGGCATAAAACCGTTGTTTAGGGCTTTGGGGGACGAATAACCGGAGGAGGCGTTTCTGAAACCGACGCATTGTTCATCGAGGCAAAGGTTGCCTTCATTGCTCTGTACTGTTCAACAGCTTCTTGAGGCGCCAGCGTTGGGTTTGCCTGCGCAAACTTCATAAGACCCTCTACATCCTCCGCACCGAGTTTTGCTTGTGCTGCTGCATAACGTAAATTATCGGCACGTTCTTCCGCTTGCAGACGCAGATTAGCGATACGTTCCTGAGACGTTATCTGCATTTGCGCAAGCAACATGTCGTATGCCGCTTTCTGCGTTATCCCGTAGGCGGCTGCAACAGCATCAACCTGGGCCTTCATGCTGTTCTCGCTACGGGTAGCCATAGCGTCTCTACGCGCTTGCGCCTTCTCGAAGTCTCCGGCTTTTGCTGAGCGTTCCGCTTCGGCAAGCGCGGCCAAGCCCATCTTGCGTTCTTTCTCGGCTTTCTTGAGGTCTTTCTGCGCGCGCGAGTACTGCTCGCCCCCAGCAGACGCACCTTCAACAATCGCTTGAATGGTGTTCTTACCGGGTTGCACAACCTTGGATGCGAACGTCAGCCAAGCCAAGCCTTCGTTTGTTCGCTGCTCTTTCTCTACATCGGCACGGTCTTCTTCGAGCGCGGCCTTGCGTTCTTTGAACGACTCGGACTCAGGGCGGTTTGCGAGATATTCCATCTCCCGCTGCGCATCGCGCTTTGCTTGCGCTTCTTCAGCGTCTGCATACACTTTGCGTATGCTTTTTATGAAGCTGTCATCCGCCGCCACGGGTGCGGCTCCGGCAGGAGCGCGAGGGATTGCACCTAGCCCTGCGCTAGGTTGTGCTGCTCCAGGGCCTCCGGGTGAAGTTGGGAGAGGGGGCATGGCTGCACCACCGCCAGTACGTGTTGCGTAGTCGGTTGGAAGGGGGCTAACGGGGCTAACGGGGGGTGCAGTACGATTCTTAAGTTTTGCGTATGTCCAATCCCCTTCGGGGTTCCCCTCGTTAGCTTTTTGCATCTCAGCAGACGTCTGCACGGAACGCACGAGAGGGATCTTTCTAATATCTTCTTCGCCAATTAGCGGCGTGTCTCGAACCGGGTTCGGTGCTGTCCAGTGCCGGCGTTTAGTGGGCGCGAACACGCCTTCTGGCCAATACTCGGAACCCGGTATGCTGCCTCGGTTCTGAAACCGAATCGCTCCGCCGTCTGCGTAGGCAACACCGCCAGTGCCGAAATCGCGATCATCGGCGTGGGCATACGGGCCGGCTGTGGACTCACCACCACCTGCAAACGCGACCAAGCCGCCATCAGCAAAATGCATGTTGGGGTTCAGCGCGCCAATACCCTGGTCTTCTGGCAACCGCGCAGGCTGCATTGCAGCCAAGGCTTGCTGGTTCACTGGCGCCTGGGGGGCCGCGCCTTGTCCTTGCGGAGCAGAGCGCATCTCTTTGCGCATGTTGCTCTCGTTGAACGCCAAGGGGAACATGTACGGATCCTGCTTGTGCATCTCAGCGAAGCGCTGCAGTTCCTGGTCGCTCATCATCCGAAGACGGGCTGTGATCTGGTTCGCGTTAATCATTTTTAACCCTTCATCCGAGACAAGGCCAGCTCAGCAAGCCCCGCAGACTTCACTTTACCGCCTTTGGCCATGCCTGCCATCTTGCTGACACCGTAAGCTGCCGAACCAAGCCCGATAAGGTTTTGCGCGGTGGTTGGCGGTGCTTCGTAAATTGAGCGGGTGGTGCCTTGCGTGCCTCGCAAGATATCTGACAAGAACCCGAGCTGCTGCGTTGGGTAGTTCCGAGCCGCAGAGAAGTCGGCGTACTGCCGATTGAGGATGTCCTGTATCTGCTGCTGTTGGAACCCGCCGAATCCGGCTTGCTGGCCCGTGATGGCCTGCTCTTGACCAAACTGTTGCTGGCCGAGCTGCCCAAGTTGCCCCGCGCCTTGCAGCGCCGTCTGTAACCCCTGCTGCCCGAACCCTGCGCCGTACTGCCGAGACTGCTCAGACAACCGCTGTGCTTCAAGACCGGCTTGCTGGTTCTGCTGCTGGGCCTGCATCATGGCTTGCAGGTTTGCCTGCCCCGCCGTCAATCCGGCCTGCTGGTTAAGTTGTTGCGCCTGCATGTATGCGCCAAGCCCGGCTTGACCCGTGGTGAGACCCGCCTGCTGGTTGGCTAGCGCAGCACGCTGAGCTTCCTGCTGATTGGCAAGTTGCGCTTGCATGCTTGCTTGCTGATTGGCCAACCCCGCCTGCATATACGACTGCAACCCCGCCTGTCCGGTCGTCAAACCTGCTTGCTGATTGGCCAGAGCGGCGCGTTGCGCTTCCTGCTGATTGGCAAGCTGCGCTTGCATGCCGTACTGCTGATTGGCCTGCTGTGCCTGCATCATGGTCTGCAGGTTTGTTTGCCCCGTAGTAAGTCCAGCCTGCTGGTTGGCCAGAGCCGCACGCTGTGCTTCTTGCTGATTAGCGAGTGCGGCTTGCATGCTTGCTTGCTGGTTGGCTTGTTGCGCCTGCATATACGACTGCAGACCGGCTTGCCCGGCGGTCAGCCCCGCTTGCTGATTAAGCTGGCCGGCAGTCAGCCCGGCTTGTTGATTGGCTTGCTGTGCTTGCAATGCTCGCGCCTGATCGGACGTGAACATGCTCTGTGCTTGCTGGTAGGCCGACTGTAAACCTTGGGACTGGATATCGCCCTTCTGCATCGCTAGATTACGTGCAGCTTCGGCATCTAGGATGGCTTGGCGAGATCCGCCAAAAGCTCCGGCACCAACGGCCTGTGCTCCGCGCTGTGTACGAGCGATGTCAGCTTGCCGCTGCGCTTCGCGCTGCTGAACATTGACCACGTTCTGCATGTACGGAGACATGTACGCTTCAGCAGCGCCTGGGGCTGTGAATCCTTGCGTACCGACGCTCCCCGCACCCACACGCTCAAAACCGATCTGCCCCCCAGAAATCCGGTCGGCTTGTACTTGTGGCCCAGACCCCACACGCTCAAAACCCATCTGACCCGCCGCAATACGGTCGGCCTGCACTTGCGGGCCAGCGCCCACGCGCTCAAACCCGAACCCGCTTGCGACTACTTGCGGCGCGTACACCTGCGGCCCAGCACCAACACGCTCAAAACCAAACTGTCCGGCGTTTACTTGCTGCGCACCGATCTGTCCAGGACGGATTTGCCGCGCAAAGAACTGGCTCGGGTTGTATTGCTGCCCCATTGCGCGGCTGGCGGCGGAATATGCGAGATTGGATGCGTCGGCGATCTGCGGCGCTACCTGCTGGTTCTGCGCAGACTGGAATGCCTGCTGCTGCATAGGGGTGAACTGTGCAGCGCGCTCTCCTGTGTACTCTTGATAGGGTGCATTAGCGACAGCTTGCGCTTGCCCTACCAACTCCATGTACGGTTTTTTTGCGTACTCAGGAATATTGGTCTGATAAGACGTCGCTGTTGACCCGCCACCACCGCTGCCACCGCTCATATTTGCACCCCTACGATTCTGTATTTCTCTTCAAACCCGTACCGTCTCCATAGACGGGCAACAGATTCCCGAGCCGCGCCTTCCAATGAAGTAGCGCCAAATGAGGCCACCAGCACTTTTAATTGCATAACGGTGTCTCTGCTTGATATCAGTTTCCCACCAATAGCGGTTATGTGTGCAACACGCGCTGTGGGGCGGTTGAACAGCTCTAAGACTGCACAACCGTGTATGACTTCACCCTCTGTGGCCACAATAAGCAACCGCTGCCCTGTAGTCAACAGCACTTGGATGTGCTCAGGGGTGTATTCGCCTTTTGCGTACTCAAGCGCGTCGGCAATGTACTTCTCAACCAGGGGCCACGTCCGTGGCACCCATTCGATAGGTACGTGCTGGACTTTCATCCCATCGCCTTGTTAGGATTGATCTGGCGCTGCTGTGTCGTCTTGCCGTGCGCGTTCTGGCGAATGCGGTCAAGCATGGCGTACAGTTTCTTCGTCCCGCCAGCCTGTTTAACTTGCTCTGGAGAGAGGTACGCTTCGCCGCGTGCGACGCGCGCCTTCTGCTTACCCTCGATCGTGGTTGGGATCGAGTCGCTCATGCCGTCACCAGGGCCGTCGATAGGCTGCGCGTTGTACTTGCGCATGAGGGCTTCCAGCCCTGCATCTGTGCTGCCGTTACCGAGTGCAGAGACAACGTCCGCAGGAATAACGAACCCACCTGTGCGCAGCATGCCGCCAGCCTTGTTGCCACCGCCGCGTTCTGCCTCTCGTCGGTTACTCTCGGCCATCATGGCGTCTTCAAACGCCAGACCTTCAGGACTTTTCTCCCCGCGTCCGGTATTTACGTAGTGACTCCACGCAAACATCTCCGGATCCATGCCGCTTTCTTCTGCGGCAGCAAGTACGTCGGGCTTTGACATCAAGTACGCACGGGCAGCGGGCGATATCGTAAACCGTTGCGCCTGCTCATCAAGCCAGCTTGACGATGCCGCTTTTGCTTTTTCCGCAGATTTTGGAGCGTTGGCCTGCACCATCTCGTCCAGCGTCAACGGCTTGCGAGAGGGGGCGGTCGTACCGGGCACTGCAGGATTAACCGGCATCGTGGTAACACGATCACCAATTTCAGGCATTCCATACCGCTGTGCGTAACCTGCGTTCGTGCGTGAACTAGAAGACGGCATCTGCCCATACAAATACATCATGGCGTCGGCACTAGCGCCGCTCATTCCTTGCGCAGGGCCGCGTGCGTAACGCCCCATTGCGCCGGGGTAGTATGCGGGTGCGTTTGCTTGCACAGGAGCTTGCACAGGAGCTTGCACAGGAGCTTGTACAGGCGTAGGTATACGCACAGGAGCTTGCACTGGAGCTTGTACAGGCGTAGGTATACGCACAGGGGCTTGCACTGGAGCTTGTACTGGAGCTTGTACTGGAGCTTGCACTGGAGCTTGTACAGGCGTAGGTATACGCACAGGGGCTTGCACAGGGGCTTGCACAGGGGCTTGCACAGGGGCTTGCACAGGGGCTTGCACAGGGGCTTGTACGGGAGCTTGTACTTGGCGTCCCGTGGGAACAGGCTGTCCTGCTTGCGCGAAGGCCGCATTGTACGCAGCCCTGTTTGCGGCCTCTTTTGCTGCTATTTGCTCCATGACGACGCGCCCGCCGCCGGCCAAACTTACGAGCCCGCCTTCAGCCAACCGCGTGTAGGTGGGCCGGAAATAGCGCTTCTCGCCCGTGTAAGCAGAACCGGGCAAGTACTCCCCGCCGGTATAACCCGCGTCATAGCGGTAGCGCGGCGCGTCGCCGTACTCGTCTTCAGGGTTACGGAACGGCTCGGGCGGAGCCATGACGACCGGAGCCGCAGCCATAGACGCACTTCTGATAAGGCCGGATGTTCCGCCTACCCCCTTCATGAACTCCGCTGGGTTTTGCGCGGCAGCATCAACGCTCTGCAAGAACGTCGGCTTCGCAACGGGCGAGGTGGTTGTTTGCGGCCAAAACTCTTGACCTTGCCCTAGTTCTGCTGTTGGTAACGAAGGTGTAACTGGCGGCGCAGCCGCAGCAGCATCGGCAGCAGCCTGCGTCCATTCAGGGCTCACCATCTCAAGACCCGTTGGCGGAGTAACCGCAGCCGTGCCCGCCGCTTGCAAGCCAGCACCAATATTGGCACCACCATACGCACCCAGGCCGCCAGCGATAGCGCCCATCAGGGGGTTCTCTTTATTGGTCAAAGCGCCTGCGCCTGCGCCGAGAGCCGCCGCGCCAAGTGCGCCGATACCAGGAAGAAAGAAGTTCGCGCCGACACCGATCAGCGTGGGGAGGATGTTCTTCAGGAACCCGGCTTCAGGCAAACCTGTGTCAGGATTGCGCGTGAGGGAGCCGCCATGCGCCATTGCAAGAGATTGCAACCCGCTGACTTCGCCGGGTGTCATGTGGACTAGCAGCGAGTCTTCGCCCCTTCCTTTAGACGCAAGATGGTGTGCAGCAGCTTGAAGGCTCATGAATGCCTCGCGGAAAGGGTATTGTTAAAGTTTAGCATGGTCAGGGCTATACGCCAAAGTTACTGTGTGAGGTCGTAGAAAGAGAGCGACCCCCATCCACCACCAGTACTGGCAAGCGTGCGGGCGCACAGCGTGTAGGTATCGCTAACCCCGGCCAAAGATACCCCGAGCTGCAAGTCCCAGTTGTAGTTACCTGAAGCAGTCAGCGGTATCCGCCCAGACTTACCCGAGGTGTACCCGCTAGAGACAATCGTGCCGCCTGATGTTGCCGTAGCTGTGTAGTCGACCTCGACGTTTGCATCGGATGCTGACGCTGTCCAAGATGCACCAGTGAGCGTAGTGTTCTTGATCAGGGCAACTTCGTAGTTGTCCACCGTTGTCGGCAAGAAGTCGTAGTTGAGCGGGAGAACAACGGCCCCCAACGCTGTCGAGGCCAGACGAATGGACGCCAACGGATAGAACGCCGTGGTGATGAAGTTGCCCGCAGGTACGGACGTCCGCCGCGCCATGTGCTCAATTGATGTCTGCTCGTACCCGCCGTCGGAGAGAACCGTCGAGCATATCTGGCGCATGCTAGATGCTGTAGCCGTTGCCGCCGTGTTCGTGATCTCGTAGCGCACGGGCAGGATAGCCGTGGTCATGTAGACCGTCGATATCTCGTTTGCATTTTGGAACGTGTGGCAAATTATCATCTGCCCGTCAATGAAGAATCCGCAGCGAACCGAGCCAACACCCAGCCACTCAAAGTCCATCCACAGAATCTGCGCTTTGGTTGTATCAAGCGTGATGCCGCTGGCACCTGTGCCGTCGAGCTTGTCGCCGTTCCAGTTTGCCTGGGCAACCGTGCGCACGTCAGAGACCGCACCGCTGATGTACGAACGCAGCACAAACGCCTTCGTGGAATCGTTTTGCTGGAAGAACACACCGTTCTGCGTGTTGAAGTACCCCACGCGCTGACGCAGCCCCGGCTTTGCCACGTTCATTGCGAACGTCGCCATAAGCATCAAGCCCTTACCGGGCTGGTACGGGAAGTTACGGAAGGTCTGCCGAACAACCGAAGATCCAGACGACGTAGTTACATTTAGCTGAACTGACGACTCATTTGGCAGATATGTCGTCGTGCCACCCGTAACCAGCGTCGTATCAAACTGATTGTCTGTTGCGTAGCGGTTCTGGCTATCGAAGAGCGTGTACGGTTGGCTTACTTGCAGTCTGCCGAACGCATCGAGACTGGTGCTGTTGAACGATATCGGGAGTGTGCTGTTAGCGGCCACGAGCTGTCCTAAGATGTTGTCGAGTTGCCGGAAGTACAGGCGCAAGACGTTCGCGAATTGCTCTTGGTATCTGGCGTCGTAGTCGCTTGGGGCAGAGGGTAGCCGAGGTGCCACGACCCGGTTGATGGCGTCTTCTGAAGTAACGATCAGTGCGGCCATGCTTATCTCCGGCGACCGTCAGGACGGATGTTTATGCGAGTAGCGCCCATCTGCCACGTCGTACCCAGCGCGGTGGACTCGATCTTGAACGCCATCTGCCGCCCACGCACCCGCACATAGACGAACTCTGTGAACCGTTGCACGAGATAGTTGTTCTGCACAGAGTAGTCGTTAACGCTAGCTACATCCGGGTTTGATGGCGCTGCACCGTACGCTGCGCCGGGGTTCTGACGGGGCTTGATTGTTAGGGTGACTTCCGGGGCCACTGCTGTCGAGCCGTCAAAACACAGGTCTGGAATGAGTGAGTCCACGTAGGCGTATTGGTTGCCGTCTCCGATATCGAAGTCGGCAGACTGCACGTAGGCTGCCAGCGGAGTCGCAGGGTTTGTTGACCCGTCATCATTGCCGTCTTCGTGGTACAGGATCTGGCCGTCATAGTTCAACGCGATAGGCGCTGCAAGATACGGGGAGTCGAGCCACGCAGTGCGCGCAAGATTGCCGTACGCCCAAACCCCTTCGAGGTAGTTGTAGATGGCGTAGCGGTCGATCGTTGTGGAGTTCTTGGAGCAATAGAACCACCATATCTCGTGGAAGCCCTCGTTGGTGCCTGCAAAGAACTGGAACCGCTGCGACAGGTTCAGATCGCCAAAAATATATTGTCGGAGCGTGCAGCTCAAGGACTCTACCCGGCCTGAGTAGATATAGAACTTGTCCACACCCATCCAGTACGTGATGTTGTTGGCCACCGCCGTCGAGTTTGGCGAGGCGATTGAGATGTTGTCAGCCAGGATGTCGAACTTCCACACATAGGGCGGGCCAAGGTACTGCATGGAGTACAGCGCTGCGTCTGTCCACACCAAGACTTCTTGACGGGTTTGCTGCGATGTTTGGATCTCACTGCCCCGGCTGAGCCGGAAGCTACCCGCCTGATTAGTGATGGCCGGCGTCCAGATGTTGTAGTTTTCTTGGTCTGACCAGCGCACCAGCATCGGATCACGCACACTGGAGTTGAAGTCGTTGACGCCAAACGCCAAGATGAACCGCGACCCGTCCGACACCGTAACGTGCGAACAAACGGTGGGGCAGTCTGCAACAGCCAGTGCGTGCACCCCGGTCTGTGCGCCGGCGGTGGTATCAATCGGAGGGCCTGCGAAGGTGGCTGAAAAGTTAGCCGTCAGCCCTGACACGTTCACAAGATAGTACGTAGTTCCCGCCACCAGATTTGTCGGCAGTGCGCCGTTGGTAGATGCAACAAACGACGTGTTCTCCTCAAGCGCGCTGGTCAGCGTAATGACGCCTGGGTTCGCATTGGTTACGGTGAAGGCTTGCTGTGTCAGCAGTGTAGCGCGGTTGATGATGGCCACAGACGCTGGGTCAGGGCTCCAGATGTAGAGCCCGCCATACCGGGGGTTGGTGATGAGCGCTTCGCCGTAGTTACACCCGCTCCACAACTGCGCGTTCGAGCTGGCGGTGTTGGTTGACGTGTTGCCCCAAACGCCACTGCCCCAGGTTCCTGCCCCCCAGCCTGCGACGGAGTATGTGATATCCGGGCCTGGGTGTATCTGGAAAGTGCCAATAACCGATCCACCACCCGTCCCCGTGTCTGCAACCGTAGCGTTGACACCGACATTGATCGTGAACGTGTTAGTTGTGATGGACGTGACCAAGAACTCTGAGTTCAGCACCGCTGCCGTTATGTTTCCGCCGAGGCTAAGCGCCCCAGAGAACGTGACGAAGTCGTTGACTGTGCAGCCGTGGTTCGTGCAGTTGACCGTGACGATAGCCGTCAGACCAATCGTGTCGGCCGTAAACGTGACGTCGCCCGCCTTGGTCGTGTAGCGCAGTGGCGTGATGTCGGTGATGATTCCGCTGGAGCCTGACTGCAGGTACAGCTTGGAGTTGGTGCCGTACACGATCGGGTTGATGCCGGCAAGCGTCTGCCAAGTAAACATCCAACGCCCGACGCCCCAGAACGAGCCGTTATTGGCGGGCTTGAGGGGTTCTTCCGTAACGGTGAAGTCGCGTGTCCAACCGCCGATTTTTTCAGGCACACCGGAGCGAAAACGGATCTTATCGCACTCGAACCATCCGCCTTTAGCGGTAAGCGCCGTGTTGTCGCGGTTGATGCCCGGCTTGAATAGTAGCTTTTGTATGGTCACGTTCTTTACCCAAGTAGTACGGCTTCCGCAGCGCGTCGCTTAACAAGGCCCGGCAGAACTTTACCGCCACCTCTTACCCAGCGGCTGAGTTCCAGCTTTGCCGCATCACGGTCGCCTGCGTTGATCTTCCTGCGCAGTGTCGATGCCTGTAGGTTACCCGTACCGAGATTAAACGCAAAGTCCAGGATCGCAGCAACCGCTCCGGGGCCCCAGGCGTCAAGCCCTGGGCACAGTCTCAGCACCGTTGGGCGCGTCTTACTCAGTTCATGGATCAGGAGTGCCTCTGCACGTTGCTTGGTAATCGGCGGGTCGGCTAAGCTGACCTTAATACCGTTCTCATACCGCGTTGAGCCGAAACCGATCGTGGCCACATTTGCCGGACAGAGGTACGGCTTGAGGAACAAGCCCTCAAACTGCCTGCACAGTCCTGCAGCAATGGCCAAGTCCGATTTAGCGTCCACGTTTCCCAAGGCTCCGATCGGCAAAGAAGAAACCGAGAATCGCCCCTACAAGCTCCATGTCCCAGTCCGCCATCTGGAAGTTCTGCGTGATCAGCTTACACACCCACAGACCTAGCGCGATGGTCGCGGCAGCAGGACGCACGATGCCGTTCCAGATGTCCACAGCGGAGTAGCCTGTCGGGCCGAATGCACGGGCCATCGCCTCACCGAAAGCATCGGCATCGGCTTTATCCACCATCGCCTGGGACTGCGCTTCGATGGTCTTGATTCCAAGCTGCGCCTGCAACTGCATTGCTTCTTGATTGCGCGTGTGGGCGCGGTCGTCCAGGGTCATCTGCAACTGCAACATCTGCAACTCGTGCGCGTTGTCCTGGCGCTTGTTGATGAACGCGGAGATTTCTCCCCACAACATACGAAAGACCGAGCCGCCAAGGAAAGAAAGAAGTGCGCTGAGCATAGTGGCTCCTACTTAAACCGACGCAGCTTGTAGAGCGTGTGCAGGTACAGGCCAACGATCTCGTCAACGATGTTTTGAATGGGCGTGTCAGCTTTGTCGAACGCCTTGTACCGCATCTCTTCTACCTGTTCCATCTGGTACTCAAGCTCGTCGGCAACATCGGCTTCGCCTTCCGGCTCTAGGTATGGAATGTCCTTGAACATGCCGTAACGCTCTTGTGCCGTCTCAGTAAGCGTGTCGGCCAACTCGACGATTTCTTTGTAGAACGCTTCAAGCGCCAAGTGCCGTGCTAACGATGTTGTCCACAGGTGCTCACGATGGGCGATCCCTCTGGAGAGGAAAAGAATAGCGATTATGTTTTTGCCCATGAGGTGCCTTATCAGATGCGCGCGGTAGCAAAAGCTCCGAGCATGACGCCAGCAAATGTGGCCAAAACGTCCAGCAGTTCGGGATTGCCTTTGCCAGAGACCTTGTCGTAGACCTCTTTACCGACGGCTGCTACTAGGCCAACCAAGAGCCCGGCAACAACCCCGAAAAAGAAGTGCGTTACAACAAAGATCGCCACGCCGTACAGCGCGTGGTTTGCCTTATCTTGCGGGAGTTGTGGAAGGTTCATGTTTATGCTGGAGCAATGGTTGTGATGGTGCCAGACGAGCCTCTGAACTTCAAAGCGCCGGCTTCAACGTACAGTTGACCCATACCCGCAGGGCTTGTTGTTGGTGCCGTTGCGTTGGCCATGCCGATGACTTTGGCGGCTGAGGTGCCGAAAGCGGTTACGCCGAGGCCGAGATTGCCGGAGATGTCGATACGCAGTCGCTCTGTGACACCGGTGCCGAACGTAAGTGCTGTGTTATCGGTCCCAACAAAACCAACAGCCCCGTTACCGTTTGCAAGGGCTATTTGCCTATCTGCGCCGGTACCGTTGAAATTGATGTAAATGCCGTTGGTCTTACCGGTGCCGTTGACTAAAACCTTTGCGCTTTCGCCGTACGCTCCCGGGACGGCTCCAACCCCAAGGTTGCCAGACGCATCGATTCGCATGCGTTCCGAACCACCGTACCCAAACAGTATCCCGCCCGTCGACGCGGTAATTGAACTTGTTACAGTCGTTCCGTTGTCGGAGTAGAACTCAACACCACCCGCCCACGCATTGTCCGATGTTGGGCCACTAATACGAATCCCCGTACTTGGCGACAAATTAGCGACGTGCAGTGCGCGAGCAGGAGCAGTCGTAGCGATCCCCACACTGCCGGCAGAAGTTACACGCAGCCGCTCAGACCCCGCCGTGCTCAGTGCAACGGTCGAGACTGCTGGACGCCAGAAGCCTGTGTTGGTGCTGCCGACAAACGAAATAGAAGGGGCGCTGACAGTGCCGGCATCAAACAAAATAGACGTGAAGCCCGTCGTCGCATCCAGCACATCCGTGCCGTTGCAGTACAGCATCTTGCGCTGACCGTTGGCGACTGTGATGCCCGCGCCTGCCGACGTCTTAAATACGATCGACTGGCTACCCGTCGTGCTGTTCGTCACCACATACAGCTTAGACACCGAAGGGCAGATCACATTGCGCGAGACCGTCAGCGTGCCGGTCAACGTGATGAACATGTTCCGAGCCTGATCGGTCGTGCCGTTCGCCGTCGTCAGCGTATAGTCAGCATCCGTCATTGCCACCGCCGCAGTGCCTGCGATCGCAGTCTCAGTCAGCGTCGTGATGCCCGTGTTAACCGTTGCACCCCAGGTGCCGCCAAGCTCGTTCGTCGCCGGCAGCGTCAGACGTAGGGAAGGTGTGTATGTACTAGGCATGACGCCTCCTTATAGTGTTGTTACCGGCGTCCAGCTAGGTGTCTGGGTTGTAACGGTCTGCGTCCAGTTCGGGGTCTGCGTTGTGTCAACCAGTGTCCACATGCAGGAACTCCTTATACAAATCGAATCAGGGCCGTGCTGACTGTGTTAGCGGGCATCTGCACAGTGAAGGTGTTAACCGCCGTCTTGTCAGCACCAAAGTCCAAGACCGCAATCGCCTTGTTGCTCTTGCTGGAGTTGTAAATCAACGCGCCCCGCGCTGTGAATGCCGCCGGTGTCCAGACCACATCGCTGAAGTCCAAGAGCACAGTCGTCCCGTCCGTTGTGAGCGTAACGCCTGTCAGCGTCTTGCCGCCTGCGGTGTAGCCCGTTCCCGATGTCTCGCCCGTCACGGTGTAGACCGTAGTGCCCGCATTCAGCGACGCAGCCCCCGTGTAGAGCGCGATTTTGAGGACGTCTGTTTCCAGGTTGTGAACGGCTTGCCAGCTCTCTTTTTTGAAGCTGGTGACGAGGGTTTGCGTAAGGGCCATATCAGTTTACCGGCTGTCGATACTGCCCGGAACGGTACGCATCTTGACGATCCATACCATCCCCAAGGCGTTTGGCCAATGCCAGGGCTTCCTTGTACTTGCCGTCGTACAGCGCCAAAAGATCTGCTTCGCCCTTGAGGAACGTGTACGCCTCAATGAGGCAGCCGTACAGCAGCACGGTGTCAAAGTTATCGCCGAGCCACGTTGTAGAAGCCGTAACGATCGACTCTGGGTAGAAGTAGTAGTGCATCTCCACCGAATACGCCGAGTCAGGCGTAGGGCCGAGAATGAACGACAGCTCAGTAGGCTGCGCGGAGCGAGGGCCAAAGATGGCGTAGTATTTGGGTAAGCCCGTGGCAGCCACGGTGGGGTACGCTTCACGGATGAAGTTGACGTCCTTGTTGAGCAAGAACTGGTACTGCCCCGTACCATCAATGACCGCTACGGAATACGGAGCAAGGAAATCGTCAGGCGCTGCTAGGTACTGATTACTGGCCGTCATCGTCCCCGTTACGTTCTTGCGCAACGAAGGGAACTGCACCGCGTTGTAGATGCGCTGTTCGGCCTGCTTAACAAACGTGGGAATATTCGCTACGAAGTCTGTCTCGTAGTTCTGCAAATAGGTACTAATGGTCGCAGACAGCGTAGCGTAGTTCATAAGTTATCAACCCATAGGGCCGCGTGCCATTTTACCTTTGGTCGCAGCACCGCACCCACGAATGGTGATGCCGTCCGTCTTGGTAGGCTTGTACTCAGCGCTGCGATTGCCGGCCACAACAACAGGCGTGTCGCGCAGGTCTTGCTTCGCGGTCTTGTCTTTCAACACTGCCGGGGTGCAGCTTTTAGGATTACGGTAGGTCTGCATATCAGCCTCCGCGTTTCTGTGCAGCAACTCTGGCTAGGCCTCGGCCCATCTTGAGCATGTCTGCGTTGCTTTTGCCGGCGTTTCCGCCGCGCTTTACGCCGCCGTCTTGCGGGGCGCACTTGTCGCCAGACCTAGCTGCGGGTTGTTTAGCAGTTGCCATGACTGGCTCCTTCACGTAGTGATTACTGAGACTGTACCAATATTTCCTTGACCAACCAAGGAATTGGTCGTATTGCCGTCGATGACGCTGTTGCCGCCCCCGACAGGTAGCCATCCCCACTGGAAAATGCGACTGCCTTCACCAATGAGACCGTTGCTGAGCACGCCGGATGTGGCGTAGCTCCTATCAGGACGAGGGTTGCGAACCCCTTGGGGATCGTCCACCGGAAACATGCCGAGCATCAATTGAGGATGATCTGGATCCCAGCACGAACGGCAGACCAGCATGTTGATGTTCTTGGTCTTGATAACCAGGCTTTTCAACAGTTTTAACTTGAACCGGAATGCGCAACGATCGCACTCTGCGATCGAGTTCTTGCCGGAGGAGAACCGGTTTCCCATTACACCCCGCCGCCGATGTACATCTGCCTAGGCACAAAACGTACTGCTGCTTTCTCGCGGTCTTCTTCAGATGCGAGCTGCCACGCTTCGTCGTATTGAGCCTTCAGGATCGGCAACCTCTCAGCACCACCAGGAACCTTCAATGCCAAGTAGTACGCCAGCCCAGCTACCATCGACGGCAAGAACCGGAACGGTACATCCATCGTGTTCACACCCGTGCCCGCATCTTGCAGACGGCGCAGCCGCCAGTACACGAGCGTGTAGGTCTGACTGTCATCGGGAACCGGCCAAACCGTGAAGGTGGGCGTAGCCTGCCGGTTGATGTACACCTGGATGGGGCGTGCTTGTTGCAGCTTGTTCGGGATCGTGGCGTAGGTAGACACGCTGATCCGGGTGATCGTCAGATCCGCCTGCGTAGAGGCTACGCCAGCGCCTGTACGGATAACGTGCTCAAGCAAGTCAACGGTGTCAGCAGGCAGCGTGTAGGTGGCAGTACCAGGAGTTAGGACTTGGGAGCCCTGCTCGATCGTCCACATATTCACGCCGCGATTGGCGAAGTCTGCAAATAGGAGATTTAGAGAACGCCGCGCCGTTCTCAGGTCATATCCCGATCTGGCTTCAGAACCGCATCGCTCGAACGCTTCTTCGATGATTTCCGTTAAATCTAAGTTGAACGTCGTCGTACCCGATGTCGTCATTTTACGTACTCCAAACGCCAACCTTTAGACCGAGCGCTTCGCCGGACAGCTTGTGCAACCGCCTGTAATGATACGTCAAGCTGTTGTGCAGCGGCCGTCGCAGTCTCCCAAACAAATACTCCGTACCAAGGGTGCAGGCCGACCACTTTCCGCGCCATATGGTTTAGCGCCCCCGCTTGTAGCGAACCTTTACCATACCCAGGGTTTTTGTCCCCGCGTATCAACCCTTTCTCGCGCATTAACGCCGCATGTTCAGGGCGCTTCTTCCCAGCAAATGCGCTGTAGCAGTGTTCTCGTAGCTTTTTTCGGACTTCAGGACGCCTGGATACATTCCGATCCCCCCGCATGTCCTGCGCCATTATTTCTCGCGCGGCAGCGTAGTCTCGCCCTCGGCGGCGTGCTTGATCGTTGACCATCAGCTTAAACGATCGCGCCATTGCGGGAGTCTTGTAGATGCGATACAAGAGCCAGTGCGCTAGAAAATGCTCTCGCGCCGTCAGGCGTACAAGGTTATCTGCTGTATCGGCTCCCCCCATGCTACGGGGGAGAATGTGGTGCGCTTCGACATACGTACCCACGTCGGTACGGGCTTTTGCTTTTGCAACAAGCGCTTCGTACCGAGTCTGCGAAATACTTTTGCCGGAGGTTGCCATGCTTATCTCTTTGCGGTTTTTGCAGACTGCTTGAACGCGGCTGCTGTGGGCGCGCCAGGGGTGCCGGGCTTGCGCATCTTCTCGCCAGAACCTGCTGCGATTCTCTCTCGCTTAGCGTGGATGTTCGCATAGAGACCTGTTGGGCCCCCCTTGGCGTACATGTCCACGTCTTGCGGGCGATCCTTACGCACGACGGTTTTGGCTTTCGGCATCTTGCTGGGGGCTATCGCCCCCATGCCCCTAGACGCACGCATGATTACTTGCAGCGCCCGCCGCTGGCCATCGTGACCATCTTGCCCTTGGTCTTGCCTTTGATCTCGATGCCGCCGCCACGAGCGTACTTGGCAGCAGGCTTTTTCTTCATCATCTTCATCTCCTTGGACTCTTTATCCATGAAGGGGGGCATTTTTCCTTTGGTAGCCATAGTAGTACCTTTCTGCGCCTTATCGGCATTAACGAAGTCTTTACCCACTGACATCGGCACACCCGCCTTCTTTGCGAAGTCCGGGCTGTGTGCGACGGCAGCCATAAATTTGTGCTGTTTAGTCGATGAAGAAGGCATGCGTCTTACTTAGTATCGCGCGAAAACACGCGGCGAACAATCTTCTGAACCGTTTCGGTCTCCCAAATACGGATCAACGTCCAAAGAATGGTGAACACGGCAGCCACCGCAGGTAATTTATCCACAAGCGTCCCCACAACGGTAACAACTGAAACAGCGTCCACCACATGCTTTGTGGTCTCATCAACATGTGAACTCATTTGCAATTCCATCGTTTAAGGCTGGCAGCTTTACGCGTTGGGCGACCTTGCTCGTCTTTCATCGGCCCCGGCATCCCGCTCATTCTTGAACAAAACGACTTTTTTCGGCCAGCATCGGCTTTGGTTTTGGGGTTCGGGGCAGGTGCCTTCAAGTTCGACCCTGTGGCAGCGTTGTACTTCGCTCGGCCCTTGGCGGTCAAGCCAGCGCCTTTGCTGACCGGAAGCTTTTCCCCACGACCCACAGCAAGTGATACCGATTTTGAAGCCATTATGCCCATCCTCTAACGGGTTCTGAAGGAAAAACCTGATATTTTGCAAGGCTCTCAACTTCATCCCCGCGCACGTTCACGTGCCATCCAGGAATTGGGGCCATGACAGGCACTAGCCCGTCTACGGTTTTGACCGTCTTTCCTGAAGGCTCCTGAATGACGCCGATCACGTCGATGCGGTGCGTAGTAACGAACGGCTCCAGCACCTCGGTGGCTGTAGCCTCGTCAGGGAACTTCAGTGTGTAGTCAATCATGTTGGGGGTTGCTTAGGTTGAACAAACACAATCTCAGAAGCATCCACCCCCGTGCCATCAGGCGAGGCAAACACCCACTTGCCGTTGGCAATCTGCACAGGGATCGCCCACCTAGAAGTCACTGCACCAGGCACCACAGCACCCGTTGCAGCATTGACTCCCGGCTTTGCATACCCCATGCCGTCGCTGATTGCTTTTTCAGC